CCGGCGGCGGCCCTGGCGGCGGCCCTGGCGGCGTCCCAGGCGGCGGCCCTGGCGGCGTCCCAGGCGGCGTCCCAGGCGGCGGCCCCGGCGGCGGCCCTGGCGGCAACAACGCTCGCACCTGCTGCGCTCGCGCCGGCAAGATCCGCAATCTCCTCAAGATCGCGCAGTGCCTTGGCGTGTGGTGCCAGCACGGGCACAAGGTCTAACCACCTCGGCGTATACACGCGGATCAGCCAGTCAAGCGCCATGTACGAACGACGTTCCTCAATGGCTGGCGTTGACTTCGTGTCAACGATGTCCGGGATCAGCGGCTTCAAGAGCCGATCCCGTTCTGCATCGCTCGGCAGTCCATCGTTCCATGCGATCATGAATGCGGTGATGACCGGGCACGCGCAGCGCGGATGATCGCTCCACGGCTCGCCCGCGACATAGGCGGCCATTTCCATTACACATGCACCAGCTTCGAGAGACTCATGATTACCGCTAGAAAGCGATATGTCATTGAGCGTGGCCAGACGTTCCTGTAGGACGATCACAGCGAGACCTCAGAACGCCAGATACCACGGGATATCCGGCTTATGGTTGCTGGATGAACGCCCAGTTCCTTGGCTATTGCGGTCTGCTTTTCACCTGCGCGCCATCGTCGACGAATCTCCAGGACAACAGAAGTGCTTAGTTTCGAGCACCAATGATGCTCGCCGCGTGGCTTATTGTGCCTTGCGCGCGCGGTGCAATCGGCCATGTTCTGCGATCTCGTGCCAACATAAAGATGGTCCGTATTGATGCACGCTCGCACGTCGCACCGATGGCATGCGTCCAAATCATCGGGGACATCAACGCCCGACGCGATTAGCGCAGCGCGATGGGCAGCAATTCGTATGCCACGATAATTGATCCAGCCATATCCGTTTGGCTGACGATATCCAGTCCAAAGAATGCAGCCATTCTCTCCCGCAACAGATTTCTCCCGCAGGAGCATCAGTATTTGCTGCATCCGGTCAGCGAGTACGATCATGTTGAATCTCCTTGTTCAGAATTCTTTGCAGACTGATAGCTAATAATTCTATGGATGGTCGATTGGCTCACCCCGAGAAAGCGAGACAGTTCGCACTGCGTCCCGTGCCGCCCGAAATACACCGCATGAATCCAACGCCGAATGGGCAACGGCAACTTGGACGGGCGGCCGGTTCTACGCGACATCAAACAAATCCCCCATGACTCGCTTCGCTTGCCGCAAATTGGCGCAAGCTGTTTCAAAGTACGATCGCTTCAACTCGGCACCAATGAACTTGCGGCCGTTCTGTAGTGCAACGTAACCTTCCGAGCCGATGCCGGCAAAGGGGGACAACACGGTATCGCCGGGATTGCTCCACAGCTCAATGCCGCGCTGAATCACTTGGAGTTGCAGCGGGCAGATATGCCTTTCGTCCTCGTGCTCTCGAGCCGAACGAAACTGCAAAGTGTCGGAGGGATTGATATCCATCCACACAGGGCTCGCGTAGCTTTGCCAAATCCCCACCGGAAACTCAGATTCGGTATGCGTCACGCGCTCGGGATTCTCGCCCGGCTTGCGCATCGTCACCAGATAGTCCGGTATCCCCTGGCGGGACATGGCCGAGTCCTTCTTGAGTTGCTTATAAAGTAACCCGAGTGCTTTCGTGCGTTGCATCGCGGTCACTGGATCTTTCCAAATGCAAACCTCGGAATGGAAAATCCAGCCCTCTTTCTCGAATAGCCGGATCAGATCGCCGCGGAAATCGCGGATGCCAATGTACCCATGATGCGTCTTGCTGGTCGGCAGATTCATGCAATGGAAGCTCACCAGCCGGCCGGGCATGGTCACGCGGTACAGGTCTTTGACCAAGTAGCCGAAGTGCCCTAAGAATTCCTCCTGATCCTTGCAATTACCCATATCGCGGTCACTGGCCGAGTACGTATACAACGATGCGAACGGCGGTGAAAAGATCGTATAGTGAATGGAATCGCTCGGGATCTCTTTGACGATCTCGACGCAATCGCCTTGATGCATCTGCCAGCCTTCGCTCGATATCAAATTGCGCTCATAGTCGTTCATGGTTCGCGTGGTCCCCTTGATGTTGGCGCGCATCTCGGCGCGCATGTGATCGACAATCTGCGCGGCCATTTCCCCCGCGGCGGCGTCTTTGTCTTTGATGTTCTTAAGCACAGCGCCCTCGGTTTCGGCAATGATGAGATGCACATTCACCGCGCGCACCTGACCGAAACGCCAGCAGCGGCGCACGGCCTGGTAATACTGCTCCCAAGAATCCGACAACCCAACGAAAGCCATGTGCGCACAATGTTGCCAATTCAGGCCAAATCCGGTCATCGAGGCCTTGCTGATGATGACGCGGGCGCGGCCTTCGGTGAACGCCAAAATGCCGCGTTCTTTTTCCTCCGGCGATCGATTGCCGCGTATCTCGACCGCATCGGGGATCGCTTTCTTGAGGGCTTCCGATTCGCTGTTGAGATTGCACCAGACCACCCATGGATCGGCGCTCGCGTTCACAATGGCCGCGCACTCAGCGACGCGATCCACGACCGAATCACGCCGCGCGGCGATCCGCTCCTGTAGTGTCGCTGCCTCGAGCGCGAACAGCATTCCCTCGGTCGCCTTTTCGACACGGATGACATGCTCATGTAACGTCATCGGGGGCAATACGAAGGCGCCATCGTCATAGCCCAAATCGGAAGGCTTGCGAATCATGACCGACCAGGACGCCAGCCATTTCCAGAAGTCCCGCTGTGCATGGCCTTTTAAGCGCCAAGACTGCGTTTCGCCGCCATCGTGAACAAAGAACATGGAGAGCATCTCGACCCGCGACATGGAGCCGACGAATTGTGCGTGGTTGCCGAGTTCCATGTAATCGTTCGGAGCGGGCGTTGCCGTACAGGCCAGCCGATACGGCGTTTGCGTGAACGCATCAAGGATCGCGGTACGGGTCGCGCCATCGTAAGATTTCAGGATGCTGGATTCATCCAGCACGATCCCGGTGAAATAGCCCGGGTCGAAGTGCGCCAGCATTTCGTAGTTGGCGATCGTGATGCCCGGCTCAACGGTTGATTGATCGCGGCAATATCGCACCGGAATGCCGAACTTCTCGCCCTCGTGAACTGTCTGCGAGGCGACGGCCAAGGGCGCCAAAATCAGCACGTTGCCAGGAATATGACTCGCCCATTCCAATTGCATCGGGGTTTTACCCATGCCGCAATCCGCGAAGATGGCCGAGCGGCCGCGCTTGAGTGCCCATCGCACGATATCAGCCTGAAACGGGAACAGATGCGCCGATAGCGGCGGGATATCCGTCAAACCGGCCAGCGGTGACGTGATCGCCTTGGCAGCGATGAATTTATCGTAGTTCAAGCTATACCTCTTTTCCCGAAACAGATGCCCCATCGGAGAATCTTCGGGGCCGGATGCATCCCAATGGTGGTAGTATTTTTCTCAGCCATGGTGACCTCTTCTCAGGTTGGCGTGGTTAGGGCGCGCGGTGCTTTCAACATCGCGCTGCCCCTTATATCACAACTCCAGTTTTCCCTGCGATTCTTCCTTGCGCCGGTACTTGTCCGCCGGCAGCGCGTGGAATCGGCGCCAGAAGCATCCGAGTTCCGGGCACCGGCTCGGCACGGCGCATTCCAAAGGCGTCTCGGCGCCAGTCCACACGCCATCGGCACAGGTGTCAGCGCACTGGCTCATGGCGCTCTTTCAGCTTTACTTCCACCACTTCGCTCACACGATGCGGACACCTTTCCGCGAGATCCTTGCTTTGGTAGATCACGGCCATTGCCTGCTTGTCCTGCGGGCGGCGCCACAAAAATGCGTAATAGGTCATCGGGGTTTCCTTTTGTTCGACCGGGCCGATGCCGTGGCCGCCATTCTATGGGCATCGACCCGGGCGCAAGTCGCGAAATGAGACTTGTGCTTCCCGGAGATGTAGGCCGTGTCGACCACCTCGACACTTTCGGCATCGCACGGCATGTGCCGGTTATTCGGGGTCGGCAGGAAGATGATCATTGCTTGGCATCTGGAGCAAGGCGTGGCGCGTGGGTCCATGGGGTGCTCCATCAATCACTGCTGTCGACGGACAGATCGAGCCCGCACTTCAAGCATTTGGCGGGGTGCCAGCCGCGCATCCGGCCGGCCGCCGTGCTGCTGTCCTGGATCTCGTGCTTGCAGATCGAAAGCTTCCAGGCGCTCGCCCCCACTTGCCCCCCCTCGTACACCAGCGCGTGCGCCTCGCCAGTGTATTGGGCGCCTTGTGTGGTATGCAGGAAAAAGCGCGCCCAGGTCTGCCTTGATTCCCCCGGCTTCTGGACGTATCCAATCCCCGCATAGACTTGCCAGCCTGCGCAGGCGGCAATGTTCGAAAGCATCAGATTCAGATCCGCCGGCTCGATGTGCTCCCACGGCAGAGCGCCCTGGATGCGCGGCGTGATTTCGGTTTTCAGATCGAAGCCCCCCGGCTTGCGCGGCGGCGCAGGCTCGAGTTCATCATCCTTGTAGCCCTGCGTCGAGTAGCGATTGTCGATGGGGGCGCAGCGGTAGCCCGCCTCGTGATACTGATTTTTCAGATAGCGCTCCACGGTGATCAGCAGATCCCCAGTGGCTTTGTGGCGAACGACTTGCGGAACAGCGAAGGTCATTTGTTATCTCCTAGTGCGTGCAGTTGAACAAAAGAATGGCGGCCACAAACAGTATGACGAGCCCCGCCAGCATCTTGCGGAACAGCCGGCTGCAGAAGAACAGAATCAGGAACAGCGCAAAGGGGCCCAAAATCATCGGACGGGCTCCCACTGTGGAAGCTGTTTGCCACGGCACTCGACAGTAATGCGCGCCGGGTTATGTGGCGGAAACGCCATCTTCATCAGCCGCTCGTAATACTTGCACTCTTCCAGAGTTTTATAGATCACTGGGCTGTCTTGCGGATAGACCTCGCAGGATTCGTAAGGCAAGCCCACATAGGCGCACATGATCAATGCGTAAATCATAACGTCCCCTTCAAGTTTTGAATGGTGACCAGCAAGGCATTTACTTTTTCCAGCAATTCCCGCTCGCTGCCATACCGTTCAACGAACAGCTTTTTGTTGTGCTTGAGCGACGGCCCATATAGCTCGGTCGCGTCGGCCACGCCGGAGATCGGGCTCTGCCCCCGGTGATGCCAAAGACAGAGCGGAATGGTGGCCAGGTCGCCCCCGGATAGCTCGCGCGTGCCTTTGTCGACCAAATGATGCACGTCATATTGATCGGTGAAATGCCCCATGAGCCGGCACGCGATGCATCCCACTCGGCGGAACGCATCAACCCGGCGCTGCGCGGCCTTGTTCAAGGCGCATCCTCCTCGTCTCGATGCAGCGCGTAGTCCGGGTCCGGGTCCGGTATGTGAATCCCTTTTGATGCGCCGAAGCGCTGCAAAAATGCGACGTAATCAGCGAACTCCAATTTGCCAAGTACCGACCGGTGCCCTTCCGCATCTGTCGTCGTCGTGCGAATCGGCACGCTTTCAATGCCATCAGGACAACTCGGCTTTTTTGGAACCCGCTTATCGCGCCAGCCAAAATAAAGCCCACAGCAATACTCGCTGACTTCTTCGCGCTCGTAGCCAATGGCATCGCCCAGGAGTTTGTAGCAAACACCATTTAGGAAACTATTTTGCGCGAGGCTTCGCGGACTCTTGGCCTCGCTCACTTCCACTTTCCAAGCCTTGTCGGTCGGCAACTTGTGAATCAGCCGGACCAGCGCGGCCAGCTGATCGTCGCGTGACATCAGTTTCGGAAAACGGAATACCTCTGACTTCGGCATGGGTTAAAAACCGTCCCAATCCTTCGCAGATCGGCGCGGCGCGCTGTCGGTGGTGCCACCTCGAGGAAGCTTCGGCTTCCCCAGCTTGAGCGATAGGAACTTGCGGCCGGCTTTTTCGCCTCGCTTGATTTCAGTAATCCAGCAATCCAGCCATCGCTCCTGGCCCCCGATGTTGATCGAGCCTCGGTAATCGGGATCTTTGTGCCCCTCCCGCTTGTCGTCATTCTTCCAGAGGGTGCCCCTGTCGGTGTTGTCATATTCCTGTGCCATCACTGCACCCACTTCGGCTCGAGGAAAATCCGACCTTCTTCCGGGCAGTCCGGGAACCAGGCATAAAGGCCCGCCGGCAGGATCTCGCCCGTGTCGGGATCGGCGGACTCGGTGAACTCGCCCAGCGCGATCTCGCCTTCCTCGCCCCCAAAGGCGGCCACAATCTGGCGGGCCTGGTGCTCGGTGATGACCAGCGGCGGGTTGATCGGTGCGAGCGCGACCGGGATGCTGAGCACGGCGGCAATCTTTTCGGGTGCGCTGACTGTCTCATCTCGCACGAGAACCAGCGTTGACTCCTGAGCCTTGCGCGCCTCCTCGCGAGCCTCATGCGCGGCGAACTCCTCGCGCTTGGCGCGGAGCCCCGCGAGCACGCCTTCCTTGGCCCCCTTGGCGGCAGTGAACAGCACCCCAAAATGCTCCTCGGTCACCGGCCATTTCTCGGTCTCAGCCAGGAGCCAGTCGACGCTCGCCACATCCCCCCCCTTGCAATACGGTCGCCGGCCAATCTCGGCGATCACCAGCTGGTGGTGCATGGCCTGGATCTCAGCCAGCGCGTTCTCATTGCGGGCGACCCGCTCCTCCTCCTGACGGCGGCGATCTGCGGCTGCGGTTTCCTCCCGATCGAGCTCAGCGCGACGGTCGGCATCGGCCTTGCGCTCAGCCTCCCGGCGGCGGGCATGTTCGGCTTCCTCGGCGTCCCGGCGGGCCTTGTTCGCGGCGGCCTCCTGAGCCAACCTCTCGCGCTCAGCCTCGTCCCGTGCGGCCTGCTCAGCGCGCTGGCGGGCCAATTCGGCGCGCTCCTCCTCCAGTTTCTTCTGGGCGGCCTCGTGCTCGCGGGCAGCGCTCCAGAGCGCGCCCAGGCGCTTCATGGCGGCTTCCTTCACCCCGGCCGCATGATCCTGGAACTCCTCAAAGGTCGCATCCACGGCGATGGCCTCCAGGTCGCTGATGTGATCGGCAATCCGCGCAGCGCCGCTGCTGGCGGTCAGCGTCATGCAGCCATGCAGTTCTGCGATGCGCTCCTGGATGGCCTTTACCCGGGCGGCCTCGGCGGCGATCCGCGCCTGGCGCTCGGCTTCCTTGCGGTCCTCGTGCGCCTTGATCTGCTGGTGTATGGGATCCTCTATTTTTTCAAGTTCTTTGGTGATGCGCGCGGCGGTCGCGTCCAGGTCACGGCCCAGCTTGAGCAAGGGGGCCTTCGCTTCCTTCCTGATCTTCTCCACCTCAAGCCGGGGCTCCCGGATCTCACGGCGGGCTTCTTTGGCAGCCTCCATGCCGGTGGTGGTGGCCACGTCGAATAGGACACCCCCGTGCTTTGCGCGCAGCGCGGCAAGGCCGGCCTCGACGCGGTCAAACTCAGCGACGGCGCGCTGGATATGAACCAGTTCAGTGCTCATGTCATCCCCTTAGTTTCACGATCAATTGATCCATTTCGGCCAGGAAGTCATCCACGGCCACCTTGAGTTTCGCGATGTACGGCTCGTCCCGCTCCACGCGCACGCGGAACAGCGGAAGCTTCGGCCAGAAGCTCACGAAGTCGAGCCATTGCCGGCCGGACACCCACAGCTGCCCCTGGCATTGCGCTACGTGCTCCGGGGGCAAGCGGTTCTGCAGGATGCATTCCAATTGCAGGTGCGGCAGCTTCGTTTTGATCTCCAGCAGTCCATCGGTGCCCACCAGGCTATCCGGGGAGGCGCCCACGCGGCCCCGGCGTAGGAACCCCACGGCGGTCGGTTCCTGATCGGTCATGAACGCCCACATGGCGCGCGCGTCATCCTCCATGGTCTTGCCGCGGTCCATATGATCGTTGGAATACCCCTCGACGCACTCCTCGGTCATGATCTCGCCGATGAGGGTGAGCATGTACTTGCGCCGCGTGACGGACGGCGAGCCTTTGGTGCGGCCCTCCGCCATCACCGTACTCAGTTCTGATGCGGTCGGTATCCCACGGCGGCATGCAAACCATTCAGGGCTACCTTGGACGCAGTTGAAAACTTCCAGCTGATTCACTGGTTTTTCCTTTTCGCTTCGAGCAATCCCAGCACCATCGGATAGGAGGAGGCCAGCACGTTTTCCAGTTTGTCGACCTTGATCACGCGAAGGAATGACGGCTCATTCGTGTTGATCTCGGTGAGCAGCGCGCGAAGGTCGGCGACTTGCTTCTCTGTGATCAGTTCCGACGCACCAGATCCCCCATGCTCCTCGGTGCGGTCGTCGGCGTCCGGCAGATCGGCGGCGGTCATGCCGGTGGCGGCGATCAGCGTATAGCGCTGGAGCAGCGTGATGGTCGATGCCACTTGCTGGATCGGGCTCTTTTTCCCAGAGTCATCGGGCGCGGCGGTGAGCGATACGGAATCGGAATGGCCCAGCCGGTGAGTGACGATGCAGGTGACCTTGATCAGCCCTTCCTTCTGTTCGACGTTCCAGCGGAATGAGAGGCCATGCGGGCCCATCGCCGCCGCGACCTTCTCCACCACCTCAGAATGCGTGGCGTGGTCGTACTCGGTCGTCCCACCTTGGCCACTCGGGAAACTGACGTGCTTGTTTTTGTAGATCTTCGGCGGATCGGCTTTGAAAGACGCCATCGCATCGTGGAAGGCCTTGCGCGCCTCGTTCGCCTCCCAGCGCTCGCGAAGCTCCAGCATCTTCTGGATTCTGTCCGGGTCGAAACTCGGCTCCCGCAAGCAGCGCTCGATGATCTGCATCATCACCTGCATGTCGCTCCCGGGCGGCGCCGCCGGCGGCTGGTAATTGGCTGGCTTGCGGTCGCCAGGGATTATTAAAGCTTTGTCGTTCATCATCATTCCCCTCTAAAGGCGCGCATAAACGCGCGTGAAATTTTCGGCGAGCAGCGGGCGCTTTCCCATCCGCGAAGCTTGACGCGGCGGCGGCGTATCGCGCGGCGTTCGCGGTTCAATGGATCGCGCCACCAATGCCAGACGGCCAGCACCATGAACACCAGGAACATGAAGGCCACGCCCAGCAAAGCGGCGGCGGACCAGGGCAGATCGACGTACCATTGAGCTAATCTGTTCATTGGACACCACAGTTACGCAGGAACAGTTCCCGGTCGAAGGATTGGGCGCGCTCGGCAAACTTGGCGGCGATGTTATGCGCGGCCGCGCTGATGCCACGAAATTCTGCCTCAGTGATCAGATCCGATTGCGCAACCATTCTGATCGCGTCGGCCACGTCCAGGAAAACCTGTGTATTGAGTCTCGGTCTTGGCATAGCAAAATCCTCTCCTATTATCGACAGGCTTCCAATTCACTCACGATGCGCAACGCGACTTCGTTTTCCCTCACCAGCTTGCGCTGTAGATCGATGCGGCCATTCTTGCGGGCCTCGAGCGCGTAGGTGAGGTACTCGGCCGCTGCGGTACGCATGCCACAGATGACGGTCGGCAGATCCTCCGGCTTGATGACAGCGCCCTTCATGACCACAGTTGCTCGCTGATCACGCGGCTGATGATCGATTGCGCGACGCCAAACTCAAGCGCCAGTTGTCGCTGTGTCGCCTCGCGCGCGAAGTAGCGGCGCCGGATCGCGCACGCCTTCTCAGGGTCCAGCTTTCGCGGTCGGCGGTACTTGCGGGAGAATGCGCGGCGCTGGCGTTTGGTGAGTTTCATAGTCCCGCCTTCCGTTGTCGTTCCTCTCGATCTCGCTGCGCGCGCTTCTCGCTTTTCTCGCCATAGCAGGCGCCCACGACGAAGCACAGCAGCATCAGCCCAAGGACGGCCAGCGGGCTCATGCGAAAAACCTCGCGTAACAAACCGGCCCTATCCCCCGTTCCACGGATTCCTCGACGGTCAACTCGCGGCCACAGCAGGCGCAATTGCCAGTCTTGAGCCCATGCGCCACGGCGGCGCCCAAAGGATCGGCCCCTATACGCTTCACTTCCTCAATGATGGCAGGCGTCGCGTCACGGCTCGGGCTGTAGCGGCCTTCGGGGCTGACCTTGCCATAGTAGGCGGACTCGAAACGGCGCCCTCCAGTGACGTAGAGCGATCCAGGGTACTTTTTCGCAGGCTTGAACGTGACGTTCTCAAACGTCAGCGCCGGGTACTTCAATTTCGCGCCAGCCTTCACGAACGCGGCCAGCAGTTTGGTAAACCCCTCCCCGGATACGTCGACGGCGCGCGCATCAGCAGCTGCGGCGCGGGCCTTGTCGGACTCCAGGCATTTACGGATGCCTCGTATCTGCGCGTCGGTCAGTTGGCCAAATACAGCCAGGTCGCGCTCAGTCGTCTTGGCGAACTCGAACCGATCCCGGTTATTGGTCCACCATGCCACGATATCGGGATGGGCGGCGCGGAACGCAATGACGGATTCTGCTTTGCGTTCGGCGGCCTGAAGTTTTCGCGCGAGCACCCTGGCACGCGCGGCGACAGCGGCGGGCGCGAGCGATAGCCCATTACCAGTACCATTGCATTTATGACAGGGCCCCAGAACGCGGCCCGTATAGCCCACGAATCGACCAGTGCCCCGGCACTTTCTGCAAGGCTCATACGCTCGCGGGTTGCGCGGCTCATGGCGCGCGCCCTTCGGCATGCAGAAGGCCAGTTTTTCGGACTGCTCGACAAAGAACTGGGACACGCCATCGGCGGCCAGTTCGCTGTCGAAGTCGTCCAGGTCCGACAGGTCGGACGGATCGCGCTCTGTCATGGTGTGCGCGCTCATGACGCACCCCCGGCGCGAATCAGCAGGAAAAGAGGCGCGGCCCCTCCACCTACCCATGCGCGGCCCTGGCGGTCGATTTCATTGACGGCAGCGACATAGTCGGCGTCCTGGTCATCATCGGGGAAACAGTCGCGGAGCGCGCTGTAGCGCTCGAAATGCTCGTTTCCTTCCTGGTCGACCAGTAACACCTTGACGACGATAGGTGCGCTCATGATTTGGCCCCCATAGTGGCCAGCGCATCGCGCGTCTTGACGATGTGATCGGTCATGCGCTGTGTGGCTTCGCTGTCGTAGCGCTCCAGGCCTCCAGCCTGTGAGGCGCGCCAGACTTGGACAGATTCGCCAGCGCGATGCATGGCCCATGCGCGCGCCTTCATCTGCGGCCACTGGGAAGTAAGGTAACGGCCCCCATCGTCGCCATAACGGCCAACCAGGGCATAAGTTCGGTTGCTCATGACGCCACCCCTACAGGCTGGGCGGTCGCATCCAGGGCGGCGCGTTCCATGATGTACTCAATGGAGCCCCCTCGGGGGATGCGCGTATGCAGATCTGAGGCGGGATAAGCGCGGTCCATATCCAGCCCTGATACATCGGTGGCAGCAGCCACCAGGGCGGCCAGGTTTGCGCAGCGGGGCGCGTACCAGGCAATTTGCTCGGCCTGTTTGGCCAGCAGTTCGCGAGGGGTAAATTTCAGCATTTGGGTCGGCTCCTATGGTCCTGACTGGGGTTCGATCTATCTGGCAAGAATGGTATCAGCCAGGCTTATAATAAGCAAGCTTTATTTAGAACTTGACTATTGGCGGCCCTTTGGTTTCCAAAAAACGGGCATCGGCACCCCTATCGGCGCCCATGGCTCGCAGTACCTGATAGGCTTGATCAGGCACCAGTCGAAGCCCTTTCCGGTCGCCCATGGTATGCAGTCAACGATTTCCACGCTCCCGACGATCATGCCCATCGGCAGCACCTCGACCCGCGCCTCCGGCCACCCCTCGTTGCCAAGTTCGTAGGTCTTGCCGGCGTACAGGTAGACGCGACCCCGGACATGGGTCCTGCGGCTGCGGTACTCGATACGCTTTTCCCTCGTCAATATCATCTCGACGTAGGGCTGGCGGATGGAGAGCGCGAGATCTAGTACCTCGATCATGACGCCACCATCTTTTTGCTTCGGTACGTGCGATCAATCACGCAGACGTTGGCCTCATTGTTCACGCGGAAACGGAGCGTGTCATAGTGCGCCCAATCCTCGCGCGCGGTCTTGATTTGCTCGCGCACCTCGGCCATCCCGAAGCAATCATAGGATGTGAGCGGCTGGCCATCACCTTCCTCCAGGATCACCAGATATTGCTGTTTCATAGATAACCCTGGTCGATTGCCCATTGATAAAGTTTCGCTTCCAGATCGACCAGCGCGCCCATCTCGCTGTCGCTGCCAATCGTCAGACAGTAACCAGCCTCGGCGGTCCCCTCGATCACCAGGCCATCGCCATACAGGCGGCCCGGCCCCTCGAAGCATTGCGCGGATGAATTTTCGTCGACCTCCAGCGCGGCCACGACTCGCGCGGTCGCTCGAAATTCTGCGAGTGTCATGGCGCACCACACGAGCAGGCGCCGCCCACGATCGGATGCTGTAGGTGCGGATAGTGGCTCGATCCTGCAACCAGCACGACGCACACGAATAGCGCCAGCAGCACAAAGCCTACGATTCTCTCCAGTTTGATAGTCATGTGGCACTCCTCGCGAGTCGATCACGCAGGGCATTGACTCGGTCGAATCGGCGCCGGTAGACGGTGGCGCCCAGGCGCATGTAAGCGCGATCCTGGCGACGCTCGGCATCCTCCAGGCTGGAGAATCGCGGCGCAGTCCACACCCAGAAAAAGCGATACCAACGCCAGGTGTATTCCGAGATGTAGCCCTGCCGCACTTTGTACGCGCCATTCTCGTAGGTGTCGGACATGCGCGCGGCCTGTACGGCGGGCGGGGGGAATTCCCAGTTCATGCGCGCACCCTGGCCATGGCCTCGCGACGGCTGATCGGCTCATAGCTCGGCACCTTGCCACCCAGATGTAGCAGGTCGATTTCCCACTGGCGCAGCTTGCGCGTGCGCTCGAAGGTGCGGCGGGGGATCGCGTGCGCGGCGCAGTAGATAAAACCCCTCTCGCCTATGTGCGTCACTGGATCGCAGCACTCGGCGGCCATGTCACATTGGAGTTTCATCGGCGCGCCTCCACATTGGCCAGGTTCAACTGGTCAGCGATGCGCTGGGCATTGCCTTTATCCAGCAGCTGGCCACGGACAAGCCCGCAATAATAGAGCGTGTACCAGTCGCCATACTGATTCGATAGCGCTTCGTTCGGCTCAGTGCTGATTGTCCAGGCCGGCGCGCTCACGCGCCCGGTTGGCGTATCTGATTTTCTCATGGCTCATATGCTCCTATGGTTGCTCGTTCACTCAAGCTTGCGCCCTCCTCCAAGGGCGCAAGGTTCAGGGAATCAAGCGGCCTCTGCGGTGGTCTCCTCCTCTTCCTCCTCTTCGGTTTCAGACTTCGCGGCCAGGAACGCGGCGGCCTGTTTGGCGAGTGTCGCGGCCTTGATGATGGCTTTGTTGTCATCCTTCAAAACCTTGAGCCAGTTGTTCAGGTACTGCGCATGATCGGCGCGCGGCTCGACACTGATCCCCAATTCGGCGCAAAGCATCGCGGCGCCAAGTTCGGCAACCAGTTCCTCAAAGGCGTAGGCCTGGTCCCCAAAGCGGCCGGAGAACTCACGCGAAAGGCGTGACGTGTGCCCTGTCCAATGGGTTAGCTCATGCATCAGCGTGGAGTAGTAGCACTCGGTCGCGCTGCTGGTCGGAGTCGCTTCAAAATTCGCGCGGCTCGGCATGTGCACATGATCCAGCGCGGGAGAGTAGTAGGCGCGCGGCTCGGGAGTCTCGCGGATGGTTGCGCCTGTCGCGGCCACAAAGGCGTCAGCGGCTGCGATCAGGTCGACAGCTGACACGGTCGGCGGGGCTGCCTGAGCGCGCAGCGCATCGGCGTATTCTCCATCGACCTGGTCGACGTTGAAGACGTTGAGATATCGCAGCATCGGCGTTTTTTTGACGGTCGGTTTGCCATCGACTACGGAAGCCTTCTCCAGAATTTTCCAGTAAACGATCATGGTCGACTTTTCGCCACGGCGGACCTGACACTTTTTGTCGGCCCATTGGCCATAGCCAGCCCAATACGCGAGCGGGTAAGGGGTCGTCGCCAGAAGGAAAACATTGAGACCCTTGTAAGCCTTCTGCGTGGTCGGATTCGTCGGCCTGTAGGCTCCAGCGCGCTTATTGAAGGGATTAACCCAGTTCGCGCCATGCTGCGACATGAGCGTAATTACGCGGTCGGTCACAGTCTGGTAAAGGTCGAATCGGCTGGT